GCTCAACTGTGCGCATCATTGCCGGTAGTTCGCCTGTCATTAGTGTGTATTATCTAATAAAATATTGTCCGTAATTAGAGTTCATTCCTAAACTTTCCATTTCATGGTAACGCAAAGCGTCGATAGCATGGTTAAAATTGTCTATTGGTTTGTTTAGTCGCGTCCCTTGTTTGTCTACGTCCCAAGTATAAGACCGTAATTCTTTTATTAAATCCGTACTTTTAGACGTTACCAAATAGCTTTGGCGCTGCATTACATCTATTCCGTAGTTAATTGAATCCTTACCCTTTGTAACGCCTTTTATAGTTATTCCGTAGCGTCTTATTTCTTCAATACTTTTAGGCTCGGAACTATCAGCATATACTATTACGTCTTTTGGTAGAACCTTTGCAATATCTGAATTTAATAAGCCCGTTTGGTATTTAAGCTGGTTTACTATTCGTGTATTGTTATAGTTGTATATTTCTATTATTGCGGTGGGGTCGTTCGTGTATCCAAAGTCTAATCCTATTCCTACTAACTTTGCTTCGTTTGGTATTGTGTCGATAGTTTTCCAGTTACTGAATATAACACCTTCTAACGAACCCAATTCACCAAGCCCGTATACTTTCCACCAATTCGCCCAGTATGCGCTTGTAGCGGCTTTATCGCGGTTCTTTTCTATTTGTTGTACTATGCTACTATCTAACGCTTCATTATCCATGTAGGTTAAAATAAGAAAGTCGCTTTCGGGTTCGTCTTTTAGTTCCTTATGTACCCAAAATTCATTCGCTGGATTAAAGTCTAAATAGACCTCTTTCTTTGTACGTATCGAAAGTTCGTTATAACTTTCAAAGGTTACGTTGTTACATTCGTTTATGTAAAGTATGTCACGACGCGCACCCCTTAATTTGCTGGAATCATCAGCACTAAAAAATTCAATTACACTACCATTGCCGAATTCATATCTAAGTAAAGTTCTATTAAAACGTTCTTCAAAGTAGCGCCCCGTTTCTTTCATTATCTTTAGAAAGTCTTTTAGCGCACCCCGTCGAAGGTGTGGAATACTTTCAGCTACTACGCTTATTTCTAAACGTGGATAGGTTGCAGCCTTTGTAATTAGTATTGGTAATATTCCGTACGTCTTACCCGCTGAAGTTCCACCCTGAATTATTTTAATCCGTTTTTTTAACGCTTCTATTTTACGAATTGCCGTCGTTACTATCATTTAATTTAAATAGCGGTTGTTCTATGTTCGTTTGTTCTACTTGTTCTTTCAGGTTGTTTAAGCGTTGTGTTATGCTTGGATTGTATTGTCCTACCATGCCACCTTCTATTTGGTCACGTCGTATTTCTTTTCTTATATGCGAACAGATGGCGGTATATTCTGAATATCTTTTATCTCTGTTCAAAAAATAATCTTCAACTTCGCCTACAATATTCCAGCAATATATTTCGAACCCTTCCATAGTTAACGGACGTTCTAAAGGCTCTGCGCGTTCTTCAAACTCTTTGCCACCGAATACGCTTTTAATTCTTGGATTAGCTTTTACATCTTCTTTGTACTTAGTGAATAGTTCGTATAGTTGTTCGGGACTATCTAAGTTTCTTGGTCTTCCTACTTTTGCCATTTTATATTTCGTCTTTTGGTAAATATTCGTTGTAAACAGTTCTTAATTGGTTAACCTTATCTAACAAACAAGGAACGCATGAAGTAGGTTCGTTTCTTACTTTGAATATTCTACTATGTATTTTTAACATGGTAGCTTGTTCGCTTGGTTTTACTACGTCCGTGTTTTTCTCGAACCATTCCTTTAAAAACCTATGTTCAGGTTCTTCTAAACATTCAGGTTTACGATATGGAAATAATTCGTTTAGTTTCTTTTTACGTTCCTGGCATCCGCAGTCATCACCTAATAACCATTTAGCCATTTTGTCTACGTGTGTAGCTGCTAAAATACTTTCTACCGTGTCTCCTAATCCTACGGCTTTTTTTCTTGGTCTACCCATAATTTTATTTTTTAAAGTGTTCTTTGCTTAATTCTTGTAAATCTTCTCTAAGCATTCTGTTTTCTTTATATAACCTATTAACTTCATTTTCTAAATGACAAAGGTATTTATAATTTTTTTTTGCTTTTATTTCACGTTTGCCTATTTCCTTGTTTAAAATTTTTAATATATACTCCATTTTTTATTTTATTAATTCGTAATCTTCATTCATTAAATCTTCATAGCATTCTCCTAATTCGTGTTTTAGTGACTTTTTACAGTTCTTTATTGTACTGTAAACGCTTTTAAAACTTATTCCCGTTTCTTTTTCTATTTGTCGGTAACTTAAACCTGAACTTCTATACAAGTTAAATAACATTTTGTCGTACCAGTGCCAGCTATCTACTACATTGTTTATTTTTAAGTCCATTAAATTCTTTGCGTTCGTCTTTTCGTAGCTTTCGCTTTCGTCTTTTAGTTGAACGGCTTCAGTTATGCTAACTTTTTCTAATCGTAGTTTAACTTTTTGATAGTCTACAAACATATTTCGTAGTGTTATCCAAACAAAACCTTTGTAGATAGTTCCGTTTTTATAAAACCTATCTGAATTTTCGTGTTTAGATAGTTTAATATACATTTCTTGAACTATATCTTCAGTGTAGAAGTATTCACCGAACCCACGAACTATTTTAATCCATTCGTTGTGGTGCTTTGCTAAATCGGTTAAAAACTTATCATTCATTTGACGTAAAATTAAACACAATATTTTAAATAAAAAAATACCCGCCATTAAGACGGGTTTAAAATCAATTAGTTTCGTTAGCTAAAACATACTTTTCTAACTTTTTGAACGTTGAGATGTTTATATCTTTTCCGTTTAAGAAATTATCTAAACTATATTGGTGAAATTTAACGTCACCTTGCTTTATTTCGTTTACTATTTTACTTTTCGTTCGTGTTTTCAGCATCTTTTTAAGCCGTTCACGTAGCAATTTATCCTGAATATACATATTAAAACGGTAAATCGTCGTTTACTATTGGCGGCATTGGTGCGCTTTGAGTTTCTTGTTTTACATACGGTTCGCTAAAACTTGCACTAAAATAATTTTTACCGTCTTTACTTTGTTTTACCCATAACGCAATTTCCATTTCTTTACCATTTACTTTTACGTCACCTTTGTAATCGGGGTCTGTTTCGGCTTTCTTAAAATTGTTTTTAAAGATAGCTCCCGAGTTGTTTTTTGTTTCCATGTTTATTTATTTATTTTATTTGTGACATTTGATATATAGCGTATATTATACCCGCTAAACTTAGTATTACTACTAACATACTTAATCTTTCTACTATTTTCATATTATTTGTTTTTAAATTCTTATTCGCAATCGCATATATGTATTCTTTTATCTGCTAAACAATACTTACATTCGTAAACATCTGTTTTAAATTCGTTTTGTTTTTTATTCATTTCCTCCATTAATCTTTCAGTAAACTTTTTAGGTTTTGGTTTATTGTATTCGTCTTTTAGTCGTTCCAAGTATAACACAAAGTCCATAGCTTCTTCTTGTGCGTGTGTAAGCCATTCTAACGTGCTTAAATCTTGACGGTCTAACGTTGTTCCGTATTTTTCTATTCCTACGCTTGAACGCTCTTTAAACTGCATTAAAACGGAATTTACTATGCTATCTTTCATGTTATTATTTATTTTATCCGTGTTTTTCCACTCTTTCCACGTATCAAAGTCTTTTAAACTTTCTAATTCGTGTTTATTCATTATTCTGATTTAAAGGTTACTTATTCCCATATAATTGAGTTGTATTTTCCTTCTATTGCGTGATGCAAAGAGTTTGATACTTCCATTTTATTTCCAAGTGCTTCATTAACACATTGAGCAGCAAATTTTTTTGAAACTTCTGCTGCGTACATTTGCATTAATTCTTCTTGTGTTAAATGGCTATCTTTAAAATAGTTTAAAAATTGTTTTGCTGTTGTTAATTGATAAATTCTCATCTTATTATGATTTAAAGGTTTCGTTGTAGTATTGTTCTGCTGTTAAATTGCCAGTATGAAATATATCTTGTCTGGCTTTCATTATCTGCTCCTTCTCCATTTCTTTTGCTTGGTTCCATAGTTTATCATTTTCTATTCTAAATGGATTAGCTTTTAATTTTTGTTCCAACCACTCTACTGCTGTTTGTTTCATATTCTTTCTATTAATTCGTTGTAATATTCTCTACATTCTTCTATTTCGTGTTTTACTTGTTCTAAGTATTTTTGTAAATTAATAGCGTACTCATTAAGTGTAGAATTAGTATCTGTAAAAGGTAGTACTAAAATCATTTGTTCTACTGCAATCAATGCACATTGTTTGGCTGATATCGAAATAATATTTCTTTCTAAAAATTTATTTGAATCTTTTTGCCAATTTAACATTTTAAGATACAATTCGTTTGCTTTTTCTTTTGGTGTCATTATTTATTATTTAAAAGTTAATAAATTCAATTACTACTAATGGTTGCTCTTCATTTTCTGATTTTATTCTCATTTATTCTGATTTAAAAGGTTAATAATTTCTTGTTTAACTTCTTGATAATATTCAATGGCATTGAAAGTTGTATAAAATACATTGCCATTAGTTAATGTACCAAATGACTTTAAAATTTCATCCACTGCAATTACTGCGTGTTGAATTGCTATTTCTCTACTTGCAAAATATTGGAAATCTTTTTCCATTTTATCAACTAATTCTTTTGCTTTCTCTTTTGGTGTCATAATACTTTCATTAACATTTCGTAATACTCCCTTGCAAGTTCTATTTTTTCTTTTAACGTTTCTATTGCTTGTTCGTTTTTTTCTACTTCGTAAACTCTAATTCGTTTTTCCATTGGTATATGGTCAAAGTTATGCTTCTTTAAAACGTGTTCCCGTAAATCTAAATCTTCGTCTATTAAATGTAGTTTCCAGTGTTCGCGTCTTATTTCATCCTCAACGATTAAAGGCGGGGTGTTTATTAAACAGTAACATAGTAACGAAGTTTCTTTGCCAGTTAGCCACATATAACCCTGAAGCTGGTAATAATAGTCTTTGTTTGGTAATTCGCTTTCAAAAAACGGAAAAGTAGTAGCATCCCAACTTGATTTAACGTCTAATAAAACAGTTTCCGTGTTTACGTCGGGCGTTCCTGTTATGTAATCATTCTCAAAATACTCTTCGTTTTTCCAAAGGAATCCTAAATCTAAAACGTTATTACATAATTCAATGCTTTTATCTTCTACTTCGTTTCCTTTGTCGGTATAACGCGAACTAAATTCTTTTTGTATTCCGTATTTATCACGTAAAACTAATTCTTGGATATACGTTTTTGTAGTTTGAGAAAACAATTCCCCCTTATTTCGGGGGTTTGTCATTAACTTGCCTATTTGTGAACATCTTATTTTCATTCTATTCTGATTTAAATGTTTCACATCAATCCATTTTTAATACATAAAACCCAAGTTTCAATAATTTCATCTTGAATATCTGCATCAATTTTATTAAATTCGTGTTTTATTCCACGTCTATCTGTTAAATCGCTTACGATATTAAAAATAGCTCTTAATTCTTTTGTTTCAGGTTCTACACCACGATTTACATAATCATAATATTTATCAAAGTATTTGCTATCTGCATTCATTCTATTCTGATTTAAATGTTTCGTTGTAGTAATCTTCTGCATCTATTCTTGCTAATTCACCAGTTGGATAAC